TACATCGCCGTGTGCGCCGGCATCCCGCCGTCGTCGGTCAACCAGCTCGATCTGGCTGACCTCAATGCGTTGAGCTGGGCCGTTGCGAGTTTTTTCATGAGTGCGGCGTCGGAGCCATCACCGACCTGATCGCAGTAGACTATGACCTGGCCTGGTTCTGGAAGGTTGACCCCGAACAGATGATGGCCAGGCCACTGGATGTGCTCCGCGAGTCGCTGGAGCACGCGCAACGGATCAATGCGATGCAGCAGGTGCAGTGATGGCAGACGAAGAAAAGCAAGTCAAAACACCGGTGCTGATCACGGGCATCGATGAACTGTCGCCCAAACTCGGCGCCCTGCGAGTAAAGGTCGAGAGCTTCAAGAAAAATCTCGAACAGACCGGCCTCGGCAAACTGGACATCAGCGGTCTGTTCAAGGGCGGCAGTGTGATCACGCCGTTCGTGGACGGGATCAAATCGGCGGCGGCGTTTCAGGGCAAACTGACTGAAGTCAGCGAGACGGCGAAAACCGTTGATCTGCCCGCCGCACCGCAAGCCGCCGCGCAGAACATGAACGTGTTCAGTGCGTCGATGCAAAAGGTTTCCTCCGCTGTCGACGCAGCGCTGGTGCCGGCGGTAGGTGCGTTGGTGATCGGGCTTGAGCCGATGATGACTCAGGTCGGCAGCCTGCTTGCCGACAATCCGAAACTGGTTGAGGGGCTGGCGGCGGGGGCCATCGCCTTTTCGGCGATGCAAACCGCAGTCACTGGCGCGACGCAAGTGTTCGATGTCATGAGCATGGTGCTCAAGACCAACCCGATCATGCTGATTGCCATGGGTATCGCGGTGGCGGCCGGTTTGATCTATGCCAACTGGACACCGATCAGCACGTTCTTCACCGGGATGTGGGAAGGTGTCAAAAACGTCGGGGCGAATGCCATGGCGATCTTGCGTTCGGTGCTCGACTGGCACCCGCTCGATACGCTGGCGGCGCTCTGGCAACCGGTCACGGGATTTTTCTCGGGGATCTGGGACAAGGTCAAGGCGATCACCCGCCCGGTGATCGACTTCTTTAAAACAGTTTTCTCCTGGACGCCTTACGGCATGATCCTGGACAACTGGGGGCCGCTGACGGGACTGTTTTCGGCGATCTGGGAACTGCTCAAGGCCTTGAGTGTGCCGGTAATGGCGTTCCTCAGAAATCTGTTCGATTTCTCGCCAATGCAGATGATCAACAGTGCGTGGGGCGGTGTTGTCAGGTTCTTCGAGCCGATGTTCGACGGCCTGCGAAAAGCCGCGCAGCCGGCCAAGGCGTTTCTGGATTCGTTGTTCGACTTCTCGCCGATGCAGATGATCACCAGCGCCTGGGGCGGTGTCGTTGCGTACTTCCAGCCGCTGTGGACGACGCTGCAATCGGCTGTGCAAAGCACCCGGGATACATTGCGGACGTTGTTTGATTATTTTCCGATGGAAATGATCACCAGCGCCTGGGGTGGTGTCGTCGGGTACTTCGAACCGATCTGGACGGCACTGCAAACTTCAGTGCAGCGGGTCCAGGGCTTTTTCACCAGCCTGTTCGAGTGGTCGCCGCTGGAGCAGATTGCGCAGTACTGGCAGCCGGTCGGCGAGGTTTTTTCAGCGTTGTGGGATGTTGTGCTGGCGGTGTCTGCGCCGGTCGTGGACTTTCTGCACACGCTGTTCGAATGGAAACCTCTGGATCAGATCATCGAGAGCTGGGGGCCGATCGTCGGGTGGTTCGGCGAGTTGTGGCAAAAGCTGCAAACCGTCATTGCGCCGATCAAGGAACTGTTCGACGGTGGTTTTGCCGGGTTGATCGCCAAGGTCACCGGCAAGGTCGAAACTCTGACCCAAGCGCAGCGCCAGACCAATGCCGAAGGCAAGGGTGAGTTGGCGCCGGCATTCTTTGGCGCGAGTAGCGCCCCTGCTGGAAACGGAACGCTGCAAGGCGGATCGCTGCCACAAACCTCCAGCGCCCTGATCCAGCAAAGCGCTGCCAACAACCGCACGCAACTCGAAGGCGGCCTGACCGTGCGCTTCGAAAACGCACCGGCGGGCCTGCGTACCGATCAACCACAAACCAATCAACCTGGCCTGGCGCTGTCTTCGCGCATCGGCTATCGCTCGCTGTCGGCAGGAGGTTCCAATGAACTGGCGTGACCGTTTGTTGCCGGCATCGTTTCGCGGTGTCGGGTTCTGGATCGATCAGGCGAAAACCCCGGTCGGTCGCAAAGGTCAGTTGCACGAATACCCGCAACGCGACCTGCCGTATTTCGAGGATCTCGGCCAGCAGGCCAAGACCCACGACATTACGGCGTTCATCATCGGCGCCGATTGCCTGGAGCAGCGCGACAAGCTGCTCAAGGCCTTGGAGGCGGGCAGTGGTGAACTGGTGCATCCATGGCTTGGACGTTTGCAGGTCAAGGTCGGCGAATGCGACATGACCCACACCCGCCAGGACGGCGGGCTAGTGACGTTCAGTCTGAAGTTTTACCCCGACCGGCCGTTGCCGTTTCCGACTGCCACGGTCAGTACGCAAAGAGTCCTGTTGGCCAAGGCTGACACTTTGCTGGGTTCTGCGGTGGCGCGCTTCGAGCAGGCGATGACGTTGATCAAGGCTGCGCGGATCGGCATTGCCAATCTGCGCAACAGCCTGACCGGGGTCTATGAGGTGATCAAGGAGCAGCTCAAACCGCTGATCGAGCAGTACAAGCAGATCACTGAACTGGTCAAAGCCGTCAAGGAGTTGCCCAAGGAAGTGGCAGCGGAGTTCAAGGGCTTGCTCGGCGATATCAAGGAGCTCAAGGAATTCGCGAAGGAGGGCTACCGTGGCGTGATTGCCGACGTGTCCCAACAACTCGAAGCCATCCGCAAGGCCGATGCGCCGAAGATCACTACCGGCAAGGACACCAACGCGGCGGCACAAGCAATGGCCGATCTGGTGCAGGACACGGTGCTGGTCAAAGTCGCGCAATGGGTGGCGTCGATGCCGGTGGCGACAAGCCCGGTGAAACTGTCATCGACACCGGCGGTAGGGCAGCAGGCGACGAGCCCGGTGACCCGCCAGGAAGTTCCGGTCAGTGACGACATGCAGGCATTGCGTGACGCCGTGGCGGTGGCAATCAACCCGATGCTGGACAAGGCCGACCCGGCGCACTACCAGGCCATCAGCGATGTGAAAGAGGCGCTGCTTGCGCACCTCAAAGCCGTCGCGTCGTCGGGTGTGCGGCAAGTCAGCAAGTCGTTCCAGGAAAGCTTTCCGGCACTGGTGGTGGCCTACAAGTACCTTGGCGATGCGACGCGGGTCACGGAAATCACTCAACGCAACGGGATCACCCATCCCGGTTTCTCACCCAACGAAGTGAAAGTCTCCGGGGAGTAAACCATGAGCGAGATAGACAACCGCGTCACGCTGACCGTCAACAATATGGAATACGGCGGCTGGAAAAGCGTGGAAATCACCGCCGATCTTGAGCGCCAGTTCCGCACCTTCAAACTCGACATCACCTGGCAGTGGCCGGGGCAGACGGTGGATCAACGGATCAAACCGGGTGACCCGTGCGAAGTGAAGATCGGCCAGGATCTGGTGCTCACCGGCTACGTGTTCAAGGCGCCGATCCGCTACGACGGGCGCCAGATCAGCCTGAGCATCGAGGGCAGTTCCAAGACTCAGGATCTGGTCGATTGCGCAGCCACCAACCGGCCGAACCAATGGCAGGAGCAACCGCTGCTGAGCATCGTCCAGGCTCTGGCGGCGGAGTACTCGCTGTACGTGGTCAATGAAATTCCCGAGACCGCGCGGCTCGCCAAGCACACCATCGTGCCGGGCGAAACGGTGTTCCAGTCGATCGACCGTCTGCTCTCGCTGTTCCGGGTGTTTTCCACTGATGACGAGCAAGGCCGGCTGGTTCTGGCCAAGCCCGGTAGTGGTGGTCGGGCCAGTGACGCGCTGGAGTTGGGCAAGAACATTCTGTCGGCGAACGCGCCGATGGATCAGAGCCAGGTGTTTTCTGAATACCGAGTGATCGGTCAGCAGAAAGGCTCGGACAAGAAGAGCGGGGCGGCCGTCAGCGAGGTTCAATCCAGCGCGGCTGATCTGAGCTTCAAGCGCCGACGCACCACGATCATCAACGAGGGCACCGCACTGACGTTCGAGTTGGCCCAGCAACGCGCCCAATGGGAAAGCGCCACCCGCATGGGCCGGGCGCAGACCACCACCTATCAGGTGCAGGGCTGGCGTCAGTCCAATGGCGATCTGTGGCGCCACAACACGCTGGTGAAGGTCACGGATCCGGTGCTCGGGTTCGACAGCGACATGCTGATTTCCAAAGTCACGTATTCGCTGTCGGCGCAAGGCTCGGTGACCACGCTGCAAGTGGCGCCACCGCATACCTTCGATCCTGATCCCACGCCCCCGAAAAAAACCTGAGCCTGACTCCGAACCCCTGTGGGAGCGAGCCTGCTCGCGAAAGCGTCGCCAGCCTCAACATCACAGTGCCTGACCCACCGCCTTCGCGAGCAGGCTCGCTCCCACATTGATCCCATTCGGGCCACTTTTTTGAAGGACACCCCATGAGCCTACTGACACGCCTGCTGGCGCGCGGCACTGTCGTGCTCGCCAACTCGGCATCCAAGCTGCAATCGCTGCAAATGCGCCTCACCGCCGGTGAAGTGAACGACGATCTGGAGCATTTCGAACCCTACGGTTTCACCAGCAATCCGCTGGCCGGCGCCGAAGGCATCGTCACGTTTCTCGGCGGTGACCGGTCTCACGCCATCGCCCTGGTGATCGCCGACCGCCGCTATCGCCTGCAGTCGCTGGCCTCTGGCGAAGTGGCGATCTACACCGACGAGGGCGACAAGATCCACTTCAAGCGCGGGCGCATCATCGACATCGAAACCGCCACCCTGAACATCCGCGCCAGCAGCGCGGTGAACTTCGACACGCCGGTGATCAACCAGACCGGCAAGATCGTTTCCACCGGCGACCAGCTCGCCGGCGGCATCAGCCAGATCAAACACGTGCACGTTGGCGTGCAGGCCGGCAGCGGCCAGACCGGTGCGCCGGCAGGAGGCAAATAATGCTTGTCAGCCAGAACCTCCACGCCGCACTGATCCGCGCCGTGCTCATCAGCCTGTTCACCTGGCGCCGCGCTGCCGATGACGACGCCCTCGACGACGAGGAGCGCTTCGGCTGGTGGGGCGACAGCTTTCCCACCGTCGCCGACGATCGCATCGGTTCGCGGCTGTGGCTTTTGCGTCGGGTCAAGCTGACCCGACAGACCCAGATGGA